AGCAGCTCCTCGATCAGTTTCGGAATCGAGTGGTCCTGCGCAAACGCCGCTGCGAGAATCTCGTTCGATGCAATCGTCTGGAGGAACGCCAGGAGTTTTTGCAACCGCTGGCCCCGGTTGACGGCGGACGTGATTCCAAACGAAGTGAACGTGAACGTGCGTTCGCGAATCGACTCGCGTTGGTTGAGCAGCATCGCCGTCATCTCTTCGCCGAGGTCGTTCACAATCTCCGGGTCCTTCTCGGGATCGAATATCTGAAGGCCCGTCCAGAACACCAGTTCGAGCACCACTGCGAGCAGCCGCGTGTCGTAGTCGGTTGCGAGCGATTGGTTCAGCGCGCCACTGCCTGCGGTCGAAGCGTTGATCTCGGTCGCAGTGATGTCGCCCTTGGGTGGAATCTGCCCGAGGCTCGTCTCGTTCGTGAAGGCACCCTCGCGAAGCTCCGCCTTGATGCCTTGCCAGACCGTGACGATCGCGGGAGAGAATTTTCCAGTTTCGATGGTCTGTACGAACGGCTGACCGGGCGGCCAATCCTCGTCGGCTGTGACGACGATTCCCGGCGCAATCCCGTTTTGGATCTGGCTCGGGTCGTCGAGGGCCGCGAGCCACACCATGTGCGAACTGATCGAACTCGCAAACGCCGCATCGATCAGCAGGTTCGTCAGTTCGGTGAACGTACCGGCGAGCTGGCGGAAGCTCTCGACGTAGCTGCGGCCGTAGCGGGAGAAGGGAACCTGGATGGGCGGCATGAAGGCGATCCAGTCTTTCTTGTGCCAGAAAGGATTCTCCTCCGGGCCACGGATGATGAACTTGTCGTTCGCCATCACGATCAACTGGTTCTCGGCGATCATCTTGCCATCGCGATCGAGAATCGTGCAGAGGAACTCCTTCAGTACGACCGTGACCCGCCGCCGGCTCGTGACCTCGAGCCCACCACTCGAAGTCTGCCGCTCCGTCTCAGCCTCCTGGTTGATGTCGGTCTGGAGCTGCTCGATCGCGTCCTCGTCGTACAGTCCACCCTCGGCGAGTGCCTCCAGTTGGTAGCGGTCGACCTCGTAACGTCTGACCCGGTACAACCCGCGTGCCTTCGGGTCGTAGAACAACTCGCGCGGGTCGACGGCATCCACGCGCACCTTGCCGTCCTGAACCGTCACCGCCAATGCAGACGCCGATAGCGCACCGCATTTCACGCAGTCGGCAAACGCCGCATCGAAACCCACCGGCTGCCCACTCGCGTTGCGACCCGAACGCGCCAGCAAGGCATTATTGAACTTCGTCATCATCTGGCCCATCAGGCCCGTATCGTCGTTGGCATCGTCGACGGAATGCCAGTCCTCGCCACTCGATACCGGCGCGCGCATCCCCGCCGCCCAGCGATCCACGAAGTTCGCCACCTCGGGCATCGTCTCACGCGCCTGCCAGTCGGCCTTGTAGGTGGTGTCGTAGCGGCCCCAGTAGGCGTCCCAGTTCAGATCCCAGACCAGGTCGCGCGGGTTGGTGCCCCCTTCACGCGCCTCCTGCGCCTCGTCGAAGTAGTTCCGGCACATCTGGATCAGTTCTTCCGTTTCGAGCGCGTTGGCGGGCTGCTCCTCGCGCTCGTCAGGTGACGGGTAGTCGGTCGGGGCTGTTGCGCTCATCTGCGTCCCTCGGCCCGGTTCGGCCTCATGTATGACTGTCTGATCGGAATCGCTTCTTCACCGTCCTCGGGCAGCTTCAGCCCGGGTTTCGCGTTGAACGGGTCGGGCCGGGCCGGGAATTGGTTGCGATAACTCGGCCGGCGCTCCTGGTGGAAGCCCGAATGCTTCTTGGTCGGCTTGAGCTGCCCAGCGGGGTAGATTTCCGCAGCGCCGTAGCTGAGGGCGTCGCCTGGGTGCGAATGGGGATTCTTTTGTGGCCGGTCGGCGACGACGCCGTTTGAGTGGATGCGAAAGTGCCAGCCGCCTCGTAGAGCGTGCCAGACCTGCGTGGCGCGATGCGCGTCGATCTGGACGAGTCCAGTGCCGTTGCGCGTCTTGGACAGTACGCTGCGAAGTGGCTGGATTCTGGGGTCGAACTTCTGTGGACCCGCAACCCACTTGCCGCCGAGCATCCTCACCAGCGTCTTCGCAGCCGTCATCGTCGAAGAACTCGCTTCGCGTGCCGCGCCCGCCGGATCGCCGTAGTGGGTGATCTCCGCGCCGTGGAAGCGATCAGAGATGCGACCTGCGACCACCTCCTCGATCAATTCGTACACGCCCATCCCGCCATCGCTCGAGTAGCACTCGAGGATGTTCCAGTGCCCCATTGGAGTCGTCTGCGTAAAGATGCAAGTCGGGTTGCCGCCAAAGTCCCAGCACAGAAGCAGTGGCGCGTTATCGATTTCGATCAGTCCATTGGCGACATGCAGCTCGCGGCTGAACTCCGGCGTCACCGGCCGACCGGGCTGCTGGAACCCCACTTGACCGCTCGCGAAACGGTCGGCGAGGTCCTGGCGGCCATTTTTCACGTACTGCGCCTTCATGCGCGCGTAATAGCCCGCGGGGAGGTTCCGTTCGTTCTCCGGCCTTGCGGTCTGGAACACCTTGTAGCCGGAAGTCTGCTTTTCTGGCCGAGCCATTTCGGGGTCGCCCGGGTTGCCGGGGTCGAAAAACGTCCGGTACGTCCAGTGCGTCTCGTCGCTCGAGTTCTGGGCGAGCTTCGCGCCGTACCACTTCATACCGGGTTGACGCAGCCGCGTCATCGCAGTCGTGAAGACGAACTCGTCGATGCCGCCATTCTCCGCGGCCGGTGCCGGCTCGTCCATCGCAAAGCCCGCCAGTTCACGCGACTGGAGCTTGATCGCATCCGACTGCTCGTCCATCCCAATACAGACGACGGAGCCTTCGAGGCCCGATGCGGGCAGCCAGGTGATGAGCTTCTCGCTCTTCTTGAACGAAACCATGATCTCTTCTGGAAACCACTTGAAAAATTCCTTCAGCGTGGTGTCACGGAGATTTTCCCAGGTGTCGCGGATCAGCGCCCACTTCGCACCGGGGTTGTGCTGCGTGTGGTAGAAGATCGCCCAGCAAAGCGCCGTGCTCTTGCCCTCGCCCATCCGGCACGAAAACAGGTCCGCCTCGGCCCGGCTCGTGATGAACGACTGCTGGGTGGGTTGCAGCTTGATCGAAATTTCACGCGAGGCCGCTTCGCTCATTCCTTGGGTGGGTCTGCATCGGTTGGCGCCGCATTGGCGTCTGCAACGATCTGGGCGGCGATTTCGATCTGGCCCCCTAGCTCTTCTGCCTCTTTTTGAATTGCGTCGATTGTGGCCTCGATCTCGAGCTTCTCGCGTAACCGCTTCTTGAACGACGCTTCGAGGACACGCCGCTTCGCGAGCGACTCGTTCAGGTAGCGGGCTGCCTGCTCGGCGTTTTGGAGGTGATCGATTCTACGAGCCACTGCCAGAAACCTCCAAGCCGAACCAGTTTCCCATATCGACCGAGTTCCGTTCGTTGTTCATGCGCAAGTAGATCAGGTGCGCGGCCCGCTGGATCTTGCGTTCGTGGACTTTGATGCTGCGCTGGTCACGGGCATGTGCGAGCTCGTTGAACTCACCCGTGCGGCGCTTGAGTCCGTTTCGGATACGGATGCGTTTGCGCGCGCCACGCAGCCGGCGCATGTGGGCCGAAAGCAGCCGGCTCTCGGACTCGATCGCAAAAAGCAGCGTCTCCGGCCATTCCTTATCCGACATCGATGTCGACGACCTCATCGGAAGGCTTCACGCGCAAGTAGTTCGGAGGGTCGATCTCCTCGCCGCCGCCCAGGTTGTGGTTGATGGTCAGATTCACCGCCGGCTGGTTCTTCATCGCCACCGGGGGTTCCAGGCTCATGATCTTGGTGGCGTGCTTGGCGACGATCATCCTGGTGCGGTGGTCGGGGAAATGCTCGAACTCGCCTGAGGCGGAGTTGAACTTGTGTTCCTCGGCCTGCGCGGCGTCGCCCATGATCGAAGCGATGTCGGTCAGGCCGACTCCCTTCTCTTCGAGCAGCCGCAGGAAAGCCATGCGGAACTCGGGCGACCGGCGACCCGTCAGCAGGTTACGGATCGATCCCGTAGCCATCCCAGAGGCCGCTGCCGCGTCCTTGAGGGCCTGTGTCGGGTTCGGGGCCTCCAGGTACGCCTTGAGCGCAATCTGCTGGTGGAGCGGCAATGTGAAGCTGCGAACCTTCGGGATGCCGCGATTGGCGCACTCGTCGCAAACCGGAGCCGCCGCCTTCGGATCGTAATCGATATGGGCGTCGAGCCACCCATCGGGGGGCTTATTCTCGTAGCACCCTGGGCAGTAGATCAGTTCGGGGGCTCTTCCCCGTAGTTGTACGGCACGACCGGGTGCAGCCCCTTTCCGGGATTTTCCTGACATTGCTTCTCCGCGGCGGAATTGACGGGTCGATAGCCGGCGCGAAAGACATCATCCGGGTAGATCGCAGCATCACCCGATGGCGCGACCACGATCCAACTGCCCGCAAAGGCAGTCCGGCGTCCTTCGCGCATCCAGACTTCCGTGTCCAGCCAGACCCGTTTGGCCGTCACCGGCATTGGCGTCGACTCGTATCGCTCGAAACCGTCCATGCGCGACCAGTTACCACGCCCAAATCTGCGGTGCAAACTTTGGATGCACCTGCGGAAGACGAAAAACGGCGGCCCGGACGTCATCGCCGGACCGCCGTTCAACCGATAGAAGTCTCGCTCAACTGTAGGGCGCCCCCTACAGGATCGACACGATGACCACTATAAATGCGAATATAGCACCAAATCGGCATTTTCCTGAAAAAAAATCAATCTTCGATTTTCGTCGATTTGCTCCGATTTTCTACGTTTTGCTCCGATTTTCGTCAACTGTGGTGTTTTGGTGGCACTTGAACTTGAATCGATATGCACTGTATGAGCTAACCAGCTCTTTGAGCAGTGTTCTGCGGGCTGACCCCAACCCCCCTGCCATTGACCTTGGGAACCGGCACCAACCGTCGTCTGGAGCCACGGATCTGCTCCGGCCAACCGAGCGCGCCCCGCGGCGCGTTGCACGGGTGCGGAACAGCCCGGTTTTGAGAGAAAAGACCGAAAGGCGACCTCACGGGTGCCCGAACAGCCCTGATCCGGTCTTGAGGCGAACTACCTCCAAGAAAGGAGCAACGAATGATACGGAAGCTCAGTAAGGCCCAGATACGTGAGGTTGAAAGGGCCAGAATGAAGAAGAAGTTGTCGGCGCTGCGCACGGAGAGCTACACGGGCAAGAATTGGCTGGTCTTCGAGAAGCCGAAGCCGCGACACAAGAATCCGGCTCCCGACCCAAAAACCCTGCCATAAAAAGTCGACTTCCCTTGCGCGGCGCGGGCCTGTCGCGCACTTTTGCGCCAACTGATGGGGAGACACTGAATGCGCGTCAAGATTGTGGGCAAGGGCACCGTCCAGGGCGTCAAACGCGGCAGCGACATCATGCTGATGATCGTCCCGGAAGAAACACCCGAACGCAGCGACCACGTACCCGTGTACGTCTGCATCGACCCGGAAACCGACCCCCAGGCGCCAGAATTGCTGCTCGAGATACCCGATGCCTGAAACCGAGCGCCTGTGCCGCTGCGGACATCGCTCCAGCGACCACTATCTCGGCACCGGCGCCTGTCGGCTGTGTACGCGAATCAAGCCCTGCCTGTCGTTTCGCGAGTCCATCGCACAGTTCACTCCTCTGCCGCAGGACGAATGCACACACGAAAAGGTCGCCTTCGACGAGAAGAGCAAACGCAAGTCGCGCGTACACGGCAAGCCCGACCCCGTCTGGGTCGTCGATGCCATCTGCCTGCTCTGCGACAAGCCCATGCTCTGCCAGAGCATCGGGAAATACCACAAAGACGGAAAATGGATCGTAGACGAGCCGGGAGGCACGACGGCTACAGCGAGGATGAATGGCTGATCTCAACTTCGACCCTAGCCAGTTTGAATTTCGCGCATTCGATTCCATCGATGACTTCATCGCATGGCTCGAGGAAGCCGATACCGACCCGACCCACCACGGACTGAAGGACCTCCGCGGAAGGGTCGCCGTCTTCCCATTCGCGCGACACAACTGCGCCGAGTGCCTGCTGTCCCTGCTCGTACCACCTTCCGAACTCACGGTTCGCGACCAGTCGCTTGTGACACAGAAACGCATCGCCGCCGCAGAAGAGCGTCGCGCAACCGCAGCCGAAACAGCCGTGACGATCGATCGCGAACGCGAAGACCGCGAGAAGGCACTCTGATGCTGGATCTGATCGTCGAGGGAATCCTGGGCGACGGCAGCGACGAGAGCGCGGCCATCAACGTCATTCTCGCAAACGGTGGCGCCATCTACGCACCAGAGCCGCCTGTCTTCTACGGCCTCGGATCACAACTCCTAATCAACACAGACGGGACGAACTTCTACGGCGATGGTGCAGCGTCGCTGTTCAAACGCCTCGATGGCGTCAATGGGCACATGATCCGAATCGACGCGGACGAGATCGAAATCTCGCGCATGAAACTCGATGGCAACCGCGCCAACAACTCGAGCGGCCAGGGC